AAAGAGCCGGAGGGGCCGGATGGGGGCCTAAAGAGCCGGAGGGGCCGGATGGGGGCCTAAAGAGCCGGAGGGGCCGGATGGGGGCCTAAAGAGCCGGAGGGGCCGGAGGAGCCCGGAGGGGCCGGATGGGGGCCTAAAGAGCCGGAGGGGCCGGATGGGGGCCTAAAGAGCCGGAGGGGCCGGATGGGGGCCTAAAGAGCCGGAGGGGCCGGATGGGGGCCTAAAGAGCCGGAGGGGCCGGAGGAGCCAGGAGGGGCCGGATGGGGGCCTAAAGAGCCGGAGGGGCCGGAGGAGCCAGGAGGGGCCGGATGGGGGCCTAAAGAGCCGGAAGGGGCCGGGCGGAGTTACAAACGAACCCATCCTGGTTCATAGATATCCTCCCATTCAGAAAGGCCCGAAGGGCCAAACCATTGTTTGGGTACAATACAATGGACAGAAGGACCCGCCATCCATACTACCCACCAAATAAAGGTGGAATTGGACATGATAAAATGCCGAAATTGCTGTAATAAGACAAAGGTTCTCACATCCGACTCTTCGCGAAGGAGGATATGAGGGCGAGCATGGACCTGGGGAAGGTCGGTGGCGAGATTGGACCAAAATGCTGGGTCATCTCCTGTTAGCAGAAAGATAGGGTCTTTGACCCATTCCTCCGCCAAACATCTCTCCACTGCGTTTTGATAATAGGACATAGGGAGCGGACCATGAAATCCAGCATGCTGGAGATAATCCGTCCGTCTGGCATGAAGTACAATGACACGCTGGGAACACCGCATCAATTCAGGGTAAGCATGATAGACCTCATGTTCTATATCAGAAGGAGCACGAAACAAGTGTCGCAGTCGTTGTTTACTTGTGTATCCTCCAACATAGGAAGAAGATTGATAATAACCCTCCAGATGACGATGGAGGAAGGAGGAAGAAGGAGAAGGGGGAAGAGAAGGGGGAAGAGAAGGAGAAGAAGAGGAGAGTGGTGGAATGGGCCGATACACGGTGGCAGGCCCACCCTCCCATTTCTCTGTTACCGGAGGAAGGGTAAAACGAAGATGAGGCACGAACAAAGTCAAGAGTGTATCCCAATAAAACGTTCGGTTTCCATTCTCTTCACGGCGTTGAATCTTGAAGGAAGCGCCCTGTTGATGCGCATGCGCCCATCCTGCCGCCAGTTGAAAGAGTTGATTCCCTAATCCACCTATTACCGAAACAGACACGGTAGAGAAAGGGGAGATATCCCATTCCACGTGAAAACGCGACTGAATACGTCTCCATAACAACGCCATACTGGTACGATTGGTTCCAAATCGCCGAGACCATTCATAGCCACGTTCCTGCTGTGCCTGGACTTTCTCCAGAGGAGCTTCCTTCCATTCTTTCATTTTTGCCCATAACTCTTCCCTGGAGGGAACGGTGATGACCGCCCCTCTTGTGTACTGTTCTGCTAGAGGATTCTCACAAAATACGATACAGCCATAGGCTAGACCTTCAAAGACACGCTGGGAGAGATGACCCGTACGGAGATTCTCATCGCTTTGAAACGCCAGGGAGAACCGAGTACCGAGATAAATATCACGGCGCTCCTCATACGATAGGAAGTTGTGATTCGTCACCTCATGATAGAGACCCGTAAATCCTAAGGAGGCAGGAGGAAGCCAGTCTTTCTTGTATCCACCACCCATAAAACAATAGTCTCGGCGGATGTCACGAGAATACCCACCAATACGCTCTGGCTTCTCCTTGGCACGAAGAAGCAAGGGAACAACATCCGAACGAAGCATGTACGCCTGACGCGCAGAAGAGGCCTGGCGACGATATACGTAATGTTCGGATAAACGAAGGATACGTGGAAAAAAAGATTCGTTCTCACATCCAGGATGTTCCCAGTACCATCCGATGACCACACTGTTGGGACAGAGCGCCGCCAGGCGCTGAAAGGAAGAACGAAACTCGGACAAATGATAACGACCTGCCGCATCATCCATAAATAGTAACCCACCATCCTCCACCTCCTCCCACCGAGTCACGCGACGGATGACACATCCATCATCCTCAAACGCAGAGGTACATTCTTCAAATACACGGTCCATGACGGGCAAGGGGGCAAAATCGGATATCTGAATCCATTGAATAAGACGCTTCATGTATGCGCTCACGGCTTATTCAAAGGAGGCCTTATGTTCCATTCTGTTCTAGGAACGAAAAAGATAGGGAGGAGGGGTCAAAAGGACATCATGGAAGTCGGTGATACGAAGAAAAGGCCCATCCTGAATCGGAACAGAAGAAGAGGAACACATCTGGAAGAGATGAGAAGAGGCATGGGAAGCGAGAAGTGCCTGGGCGGAGGCCAATCCGATTTCGGAATCCTCCACAATGATACAACGCTCTACAGGAATACCCAGTTCATAAAGCGCCTTCTGATACGGCTCAGGGGACGGCTTGGGAGCACACCCTGAATCACTCGTAATCCATACATCCAGAAGATGTTCTATACCCAACCGTTGAAGAAGTGCCAATGCCGTTTTTTCATTGGAATTGGTTACCACACCCACCCATTGTCCAGCGTTTATCCAGTCTTGAATGAGTTTCTTTCCTCCCGGTACAGGGACCGTCTCCTGAATCCGTCGGAGAAAGGCTTGCTCTTTCCACTCCGTCCACCAGGCTCGCTCCTCCGCCGTTCCAACGCCCCATTCTGCCCAAATGGCGGCATCCGACCGACCCGCGATTCGTGTATCATATTGTTCCTGTGTCAATGTCACACCATACGAAGATAGAATTTCGGTCCACAAGGAATAATGAAGGTTGTCCGTTCGGATGAGTGTTCCATCCAGGTCCAATAAAAGTGCCCACCAGGAAGAGGAATCCATTCTTGTCTTCTTTTGTCTCCTCTTGTCTTCTCTCATGACTTTTTATTGTTATTTGCTCTGTACGACCACGGGAAGTCATACCTATGTGGGGGCGACGACTGACCCAAACCGACGTCTGGAACAACATAATGGTCAGCGAGCAGGTGGAGCCCGTGCGACCGGTATTCAAGTCACTCGAGGCTTGACATGGCGCCGGATATGTATCCTTACCGGTATTCCAGAATGGCGAAGCGCTCTTCAAATGGAATGGCGATGGAAACAACTCACTCGGCTAGAGAAAAAAGAGAAACGTCCCCTTGCCCGTCGTCTTCTTGCCCTTTCACGCCTCCTTGCGCTTGATAAACCCACTACCACGGCGATTCCTTATGAGATGTATCCGGATGGTCCGCCCACCGTGGTCTGGGAGCATTCCGAAGATGAAGCCCTGTATCATTCTCTTACAAAACCGACGCTTGTTCACCCTGCCATGACCCTGATTCCGTCATGTCGGCAAGGCCTTTCTGTGTCAAACGAGATTGAATCCACTCTTCCAGCGCCGTCTTCTCCTTCATGGCTTCATGGGTCTCCTTTGCGTCCTCTTGTGAATGAACCTGTTGGGGATGCGAACGAGCACTTCCCGGTTGCCAGGACGGAGGAAGAAGGGCCTGAAACGAGGGTAGCGTCAAGTCACGCATCTCTCGTGTAAGATACAACACAAGGAAGAGGAGGATACTGCCAAGTAAAAGAAAACGCATTCTATTCTTCCACCACAATAATATCATCGCATGTGTCAAAGGTTTGGAGGTGAGAGAGCGTCTCTATCCGCTGTTCCAGTGCCTGACAACGAATCATGAGCGCGCGATTGTCTCCCAGTTGTAGCGCCTCCTGTTGTTGAAAACGACTCTCTACCGTGGTCCATTTGTTATAGAGACGTTGATTCGCCTCATCAATCATATTGAGACGTAGTTCCATGGCACCTAGTTTTTGTTCTACACCAAGGAACCGTCGTTCCCAGGAACGTTCGCCCCCCGGCTCTTGTGAAGAAGGGGGCTCCGTAAGAAGACAATGAGACAGACACTCCATGTTAGAGCCATTCCCTTGCCCTCGCTCTAGATTCCACCAACTTGACCAACACGAACCCATATTCTCCTTCTTTCCCCCCTCCTTTTTTTGAAGAGGTCGTGTTCCGCACCGCATGCTACAAAAAAGGGGCTGGGATAGAACTCTTTCCTTGCTATGTCTTCCTGGGCCAATCGCGGTTTGATACGCCGAAGAGACTTGAGTCACATTCCCGAGGGACTTCGTCCGGCTCCGCCGGTTCCTCGGGCGGAACGGCCCGAAGTGCTCCTCTCGGAACAATATCATGTTTTCGCCATGGAAGATGCGAATGGTGAAGAAATCCGTAATCCCCTTTATTATCCGACCTCATCCTCATTCGGTAATGGTAGTTCTCGTTTACTCAGTACATCTGTCAGTGCAGAACTTGCCTCTCTTGTCTCGGCCCTTCCTTCCGCGTATTCCGGTATTCAACCTCCTCATCCTGAGGCCAAAGAACTCCTTGTAGCGGGCAAATCCTATGTTTTTGTACTTCTTCGTCATCTCCGACAACCTAGTGACAATGAACTTTGGATTTCGGCCTACAATTCCATTCGGCGTTATTATACCAATCGTATTGTCATTATTGATGATAACTCTCAATTAAATACGGTGAATGGCAAACTCTATCAGACAGAAATTATTGTCAGTGATTATGCGGGAGCAGGCGAGACGTTGCCTTATTACTACTTTTTGATGCATCGCTGGGCAGACCGTATGATTTTCCTTCATGACACCATGTTTTTGTACCGTCCGTTCCAGCCAGACGAAGTAGATACAGATGCTCGGTTTCACTGGTCGTTTCAGGATAAAGATAAAGATGGGTCTAAACCGGAAGGACGTCTCCTTTCTTTTCTCTCCACTCTCCGAAATGGAAATCAGTTGGCTCCTACGCTCTCTCATCATGAATTATGGCGGGCCTGTTTCGGTGTCGCCATGACGGTCAGTTTATCCGTGGTGGAGGCCGTGGAGGAAAAGTACAAACTCTTTTCCACGATGGTTATGATGATTCGCAATCGGAAGGACAGAGAAATGGCGGAACGTCTTGTGGGTATGGTGTTTTTTCACGAGGGATATGTCACTCTGAATACATGTGACACGTTCGGAGATATTCTGAAGTATCCAAAGGCATTTGAAAGTGCGTGGTCGAACATGGCGACGGCGCGCTACCAACTGGAACAAGCCGGATACTCCTCTGCGATTATGAAAGTGTGGAGGGGACGCTAAGGACGGCCTCCTCTCCACTAGAACCCTGAAGAATCAGGGCACTGTGGAATCGCTCCACTAGAACCCCGAAGAATCAGGGCATTGTGGAATCGCTCCACTAGAACCCTGAAGAATCAGGGCACTGTGGAATCGCTCCACTAGAGATACGACACATCCACCTTCCATTCCGCTAGAGAAGACAAAAGATACTCCATAAAAAACCATGGGTTTCCGTCGGGTGGAAGTCCGTGGTGCTTGACGACAAGGGCAAGATGGGGTTGTTCTAGGATCACAGAAAGCATGACCGCTTGGTCATTTCCTGCGTATCGCCCCGCTTGGAAGAACTGGGTACGCATCGCATCGCACGCTCGTTTCCACGCCACACAGGCTTCTTTTCCCCCACCCCATAGACCCCCTACAAGACGTGGCTCTTTCCATGCCGGAGTAATCGGAAGGCCTCGTAGTCCATCGGGTTGGCGCTCTTTTTCATGCGGTTCCACCGGTGCGACCGATTGAAGAAGAATACGAGTGCGCATCATCCCCTTTGTCTCAGGGAAACGCTCCTGAATCTGGGAACAGGGAGGGGAACGAAAGGCCCCAATATCACACCAAAAAAAGAACTCGGTATCAAAGGGATTCAGGTGAATGGCTTTTGTCACAAACGTAGGCTTATGAGCCCATACGGCATAGAGTTCGGGTGTTTGTTGGGTAATATAACCATTTACGTTCCCCTGAAGACATGCTTCTGGATTGAGAAGGTGTTGCTCACGCCATTTTTCAGGATAATCACCGGACCATGTTTCCAACTCTTCAAAGGGGCAGACTACGATATGGAGGGGGAGATGGGAGGGACGCATGGCCTGAAACACGGGGACAAGATGCTCCTCCGTAAAAAGTACGATGGGCGCATGAAGAGTCATATAATGGATGGCCCATTCCATGTACTGGCTAGAAGGGAACTTGGAACGAATGGGATAAAAAGCAGTAACCAGAGTACAGGACATGGAGTGGCTTGTATTCTGTTTATAACGAGGGGAGAAGGAAAGGGTCGTTTGGACTCGGTGGCGGGGGAGAGGAGGGCAGTGGGCGCTAGAGGAAGAGTTTGGGGGCAAGACTGTGGAAATAGCATCCATCGTATGTTAGATTCTTATCCAGCACTTTCGCTAGCGACTTTTGACTGATTCGGACACGCTTTACGCAATCGTCTTTACAGATGTATTCCTGTATGAGTTTACCCTCCTTATCAAATGTACCCACCCCTTGTTTATAAAGCAAGAAGTTACCGTGTCGGGCGTGAAATGCGCTCTTCCATAAGGGTTCGCACTTGTGGAAGAGCATATAATAATATCCATCCTTAAGCGTTTGCGATTTCACAGCGTTATCCAGCGCAGAAGAGGACTTGTATCCATTCTCTGTCGCCGCCGTTTTGCGGTCTAGATAGACATGGAGAATCTGAGTCTTCTCTTTGTCCACTTGAGCAATGTAGCCGAGACTCTGTATTTTTGTTTCTTTGGTGGGTTCCATCGGATACGCCACTGTCGGATCCATGGAGCGGTCCACCAGATTCCACCGGAATCCGCAATAGACAGTGTTTTCACGGACAGCCTTGTTCAGACTTGGTCGTTTGATACGTTGGTCCTCTTGAATACATTCCGTCACAGATTCGTATACTTTAATAATCTGCTCCAGTTGATTGGGATTGATCTTTTGAAGGCGGGGGCCAAGGTGGGGATCAGGTAGGCCGAACTTGGTCGTGGTCTTCGTTTGTGCCGCATTGACGCGCTCGAGGAGCGCTTGTTGTGAACGCTCCACATCGGAGACACGCTGTAGCAAGACCCGATTGGTCTCCAGAATCTCTTTCAGCATCTCATTGTCTCTTACTGCGGCGGGATTGGTTTTAAGGGCGGTATATTCGAGTTGTAGTTTGTCGTACTCTGTCTTCAACTTATCATAATCGCCAATGGAATAGTTATAGACACGGATGTTCTTGTGGATGATGTCTACTACCGTTTCATAGGACAAGTTCTGACCAATAAGGAATAGTTCGTTCTCTTTTTCATATCCTGGGAGGTTCTTCACTTTGTTGGGACGGATCTGAGGATGGCTGTGAAGGAATTTTTCAAAGTCGGCAGACCGATTTACGAGGAAGCAATCCAGGATGATAACATGCTCGCCGTAATGCTTTCGGAATTCGTTCCATCGTGCCCGAATACCCCTGCGAGACTCGCCGATTTTGATGATATAACCATTCTCTTGTGTGGCGACACGTACCACATATACGAGAGAACCCTCAATTATACCAAACTCCCGTAAGAGAACCTTGTGCTTTTCCTGCTCTGGTGTTAGTTTCATCTGGAGTGCTTGCTCATCGAGGAGGCGCTTGTGCTCGATGAGTTTGGTTTTTAGATCGGTTGTCTCCTCTTCAATGACCTCGTAGAGAACTTCCTCCAGTTTCATGTAGTAATCATGTATTTCCGAGGCCTTCTTTGTCTGTGCTTTTAGGCATAACGATTTGAAGCATCGTACAGTAAGCATGATTTTTTTGAGATTGTGACCACCCCATTTCTCCTCTGTCGAAGATAAAACCATCGTTGTATGAACAAGTGTATAATCTACGCCATTCTTAAAATATTTTTCCAAAAGAAAACGGGCATTTTGCTTAGAAGTAAATCCCATCCATTCCCATATGCGGTCCAAATCCACTACAAAATCAGATGACTTATTATGGTGTAAATAACAGTAAAAATGGAGGATAAATAGTTTCTGTTCAGGCTCACAAAAACGTTCGTATATTTTTGATGCGAATGTATCACGGTATGAGTCTGATAAGTTAGAAACTGGATGATTCTCCACGAGCTGTACAATATTTACCTCCATTCTGAGTATGAAGAGCCTTCATACGACAGCTTTAGGCTCTTATTCTTGATTATATTATCAAGATACACATACATATAACGTATGTGCTAATTATATATAGTGCTGTGGTATACAGTCAAAAAATGTGAAATATACATAGGAAACGTTATAGCACTTGCTTATGAACATTCATAAGCAAGGTCAGTGTTGCCCGAAGGCAAGGAACAACACCGACCGCACCACCTCACTTCTCCGCCTCCGTTGTCCCCGCGGGGCTTGTGCCCGCTCCGCTTGTGCCCGCCTTGCTATGGCGGTATTTCTTCGTCCGCTGGGCGGTCATGAACTTGCTACACAGCGTTTTCATTTTATCCTGGTCATCTCGGGCGTTCTCCAGGGAATTGACGAAGGCGGTCCAGCGCTTTACCCATTTTGGATCCGCAGGGCTCTCATTTGTATAGGCTTCGGTGAAGTTCTTGAATGAGGCTAATTTGCCATCAAGGAACGCACGGACCACGGTGGTGGCGGGCCATTGCTGGCGGTCCTCTTTGTCCACGAGGGTGGCGTTCTTGTCAAAGCACAACTTGTTGTGTCGGATGCGACGGAGATTTTCCACGAAGGCGGTGATAAGGGGGAGAGCATCGGTTTCTGTCTTTCCTTTGACGGAGAGAACAAAGGTAGCCCATTCCTCTACCCAGTTCGGGAGAAGGGACATATCGTTGTTTTCTTCGCAGAAGGCCTTGTATTCATTTTCTTGGCTGTTCTGGATGGCGCGGTGAATCATGGAGGATTTCCATTGCTTGGGTGGGGCGGGGGGAGCCGATTTGGCTTCAAGAAGTTCTACGATTTCCTTTGGCGGAGGGGGTGTTGCGGGGACCACCTCTTCGGTGGATTTGTACTCCTTAGGAAGAGGAGATTCGGTAAGGAGAGGCTCTTTGACCTTTTCACGTCCCGCCACCTTTGATACGCGATGGGGAATGTCCTTGGTTGCGAGAAAGGCCGTGATGTCTCCGTAGCGGTTAGAGATCTGTTCCGCCATTCGGTAGATGTCTTGAAGAATGGCCTGTTTTTTCAAGAGATTACAGTGGCCACAACAGGACTTACAATTGCTTAGGAGATATCCTTCTGTATTTTCTACACGGTCCACCCCGTTGTGATTCTGGTCGGATGTCGGGATACCGCACAAATAGCAGGGTTGTTGGACGATGTGGGTGAACTCGTCTTCGGTGAGCATAAACTCTAAGTTCCGTGTGTTTGCGTTCTTGGAATAGGTTCGGTACGTAGGCACGATTCGTGACAAATACGTCTCTTTCCACTGCTCTACTGCTTCAGGAGAGATGGGAGTGGATGTCATCCGATACTGCTGAATGGCCTGTAGTTTATCGATGAACTCCTGTGGATGTTGTGTTCCCTTTGCCTCATTACACGTTTGACAGCAGGAGACGACATTTTCCTCCACATATCCCTTATTATTATCCACGCGGTCAATCCCATTGACTTCTCCTTGTTTCTGATAGGCACAGTAGAAGCAGGGTTGTGTGATAAGGGATTCAAACCGTTTCTTAGGGAGTGTAAAATGAATCCCCCGCTTTTTTGCCCCTTTTACATAGTGATTCCAGATGACGTGCTTGTTGGTGAACGCTTCCGCCTTGTAGTTTCGCTCTCGGGGCTTTCTCTCCTGTTCTACCTTTTGGAGTTTCTCATAACACGGCACACAGCGACGAAGAAGGCGCTCATGTTTTCCCTTTGCTTGTGATTCAGGAGTCAGAGGATTGCCGCAATCCAGACAGAGCGTGGAATCGGCTCGCTTCTTTCCATGGCGCTTACGGTCCAGGATTTGCGCCTTGCGGAGACAGTTGGTACACTTGGCTTGATGTTCTTCCAGCACCACATAGCATCCTCGCGCAATGTCACAGTAACGCACATTCTCTGCTCGGGCTTTGTCATGGACGGTTTGACGGGCATGTTTGATACAATACGTGCTTGTGGTCTTATTTCCGCAGGTCTGGCCTTTGCGGGGACCCTGTTGGATGAGGGCGGGGCAGGTTGGGGCGGTGGTGGTGGCGGACATGATGGATGAGTTAGAAAGCGTAGCGATGGTTTAGATGTGATGGGGAGGGGAGAGGGCGGTCAATTTTTGGGAGGAAAGGTGATTGAATGATTTCGGATTGTTTCAATTGTTATCTAGCAAATTGAAACAAGACGATATATTTATTAGACGTTTATATGTAATAAAAAAGATACATACATAGCGAAATTAGTTGCTGTAAGCCAACGTTGGTTCCATTCTTTTATAAGAACCCAGTACGCTCTCCTTCCACACCGGATATCGGCGATGTGAAATTCCTCGTACCAGCCCTGTCTCCAGGGGGACGGACTTTATCTTATAGCATCTCATCATGTGCTTATTGGTTCGCACCATGAATCGTCGATGCTCCACCCACATCAAGTCTCTGAACTGCATACATAGATGAGCCGAGGCGTCATCCGTAGTACTTGGCTGCTGATTGTCCCTATTCAACAGATTCTTACCATACCCATGAGTTTCCCCGTGGTGTTGCTGGGCAGATCTTTCGACCCCAGAACGGTACTGTTGACTTGCTAGGAGTTTCCAGCAATTTGAAGGTGTTGCTTGCTTGACTACATCTAGTCAAGCCGATACGCAAACTTGCCACAGATTTTGCTGTGACACTTGGTAGCATAGACACATGTTCCAGACCCATTGATTGATAATGGAAAGAAACATGGACAATAATTTACCACCCCGTGGTGTTCCCTGTCTTTCAACAGAGCACGGACTGTACCTTAAGCATCCTCGGGCTGATTAGACCCTCATCGGATACCGATGCCTTTGCAGTCTCTGAAACGGTTCCATGGCCTATCATAACGGCTGTAGGAACTCGCCTGCGGATTTCCCAATCCTTTGCGTTTTTACGTTGTCCGAGGTCATTACCCTGGATATCCTTATCTGTTTCCAGATAAGGGTCGTAGCAAAGGCTGTAAGGGGTTCCCCGCAACCAGGTCATCTTGCAGTTCTCTTGTGTGTGAGAACCACTAGCTAGTCATGCTGTTTGCCCTTGCTGGATAGCAAGGCAGCTAGCTTTTGAGTACAAGTGTGAGAGATGCATACGCAACGCCGTTTGGCGTCTACACTTCGCGTACGCACCTCCGTTCATACCCGACATTACACGGAGCACGTTGTAATTAGTAGCGTACACGCGTACGCTTGACGACAGGTTAGTACCCACCGCGTTGTTTGACACCGTCAACAGCAGGGTAGTATTGTCAATACGCGACAAGTTACACGACCCGCTTGGTTGATGCTGCTCTGGCTGGAGGGCAAACGAGTACAAGTTAATACCCACAGCCGGAATGTTGGTGTGATGCTGGTACGGCTGGACCAAGTTAAAGTAGTTGCCGTCGCGGACCTGGAAGCGGTCATGGCCGTTCAGCTGCAGCAGAGCAGTGATCACCGGGTTGCGACCGGCCATGCCCTCCACGCGGGTAACGGAGTAACCTGACTCCAGCACGGAGCGGTCCCACCAGTCCGAGTAGTTGAACGGCTGCTGACCCTTCCACGGGTTGATAACGTTGTCATCGCAAGAGACAAAGGAGTCGCGCTGGACGACCCAGATGAGCTCCTTGCAGGGGTGGTTAAAGTTCAGCTTCAGCTTGTTGGCCGAAGAGGTAATGGACTCACCACCAGTGAACTGCAGAACATCAATCAGGTACTCGTGGGAGACCTGGGCGAACTTACGACGCTCGTCGGTGTCCAGGTAGATGTAGTCCACGTACAGGGAGGCGGCAGCCAGACCGCACTGGCCCACGCGGTTGCGGATGGCATGCGGGTCCGACGAGTTGGAGTAATCCCAGCACAGGTTGTTCAGGGAGTTGAACTCCAGGTTGATGCGGACCTCGTGGTACTGCAGAGCAATCAGTGGCAGCGCCAGACCCGGGTTGCGGCAGAACCAGAACTGGAGGGGGATGTAAAGGGTGTACATCGGGGCGCACGACGTGACGACCTCCGAAGTCAATGGCTCACCACCATAGCAATCGTTGTCGCACGCTGAACCGCCCTGGTACAGCAAGTTAGTCAGCTCTGGAACGTTGCCCACCATCTTGGCATAACCGGCCTGCTTGCCCGGCTCCTGAGTGAGCTCGTTCCAGATGTGTAGCCAATCGCCATAGTGCTTGTCGATCCGTTGACCACCGATCTCAATCTCCACGTAATCAATGAGATTGTGACCGATCCAGTTCAACCAACGGAACTGGGCACCGGAACCATCTGACGGCTGCAGGGCCACCTGCGGCAGAGTAGCCTGCAGGTACATGCGATGAATCAAATCACCATTGCGCTGAATGGTGCAGGTCACCTTCTTGCCAAAGTTAGGAGCACCGTTGAATGGGTTTTCAATGGACTCCATGGCGAAGTTGGTGTGACGACGGTAGACGACCTTAAAAAAGGTGATTTGAGGATTGCCTGTAAGATAGACATCCTGGGCGCCATAGGCGACCAACTGCATTAACCCGCCCCCTGTGATTTTTGAAGAGTTTTATACTTAACGATTAGAAAATATTTTCCTACGAAACACACAGACCGGAGAGTTCAATCTCCTCCCATATTTTTCCTAAAAATAAAAATTGAACGGATAATCCACTATGTTTTACCAGTAACACAACCATGTCAGAACAGAAGAAAGTAAAGCAAACGAAGAAACAGCCCAAGAAAGAAGTGGACGAGAAAAAAGAAGAATCCCAAAAGAAAAAGCCCTACCAACGAAAGAAATGCGAGCATGGAAAGTATCCATACTATTGCGTCCCTTGCGGGGGAAGGGGGGTCTGTCCCCATCTCAAAGTGAAGAGTATCTGTAAAGAATGCGCCGGGTCTAGTTTCTGTCCCCATTTACGCGTCAAACAATACTGTGATGATTGTGGTGCGGTCAGCAAGTGCGAGCATGGGCGTCGTAAGAGCCGTTGTACGCTCTGTAAAACAGGAGGGTCTGTCTGTGAGCATGGTAAACTTCGCACTCGGTGCCGTGATTGTGACGGCCGGGAGTACTGTGATCACGGCCGTCGTAAAGAATATTGTGTTGATTGTGAAGGGAAACAGTGCTGTCCTCATGGCAAACGACGCATTCGTTGCGATGATTGCGGAGGGCTGGACCGTTGTATCCATCGCCGTGATAAGCGCTGGTGTGTTCAATGCGCCGGGGATAGGGTCTGCGAGCATGGTCGTATTCGCGATCAATGCGTCCCTTGCGGTGGCCGGTCCATATGTTCACATCGTAGAAGACGAACAAATTGTAAAGAATGCTCCGGCGGTCATCTATGCGTACACCAAAGACAAAGAAACAATTGCCCCCTATGTAATCCCAAAATCGCCTGTCAAAACTGTCGCTACGTCACCGTCTCCCCCAAATCCCGCTGGAAGCCCCACTGTTTCCGCTGTCACTGCGTCCTCCACCCCGACGATCCCATCCCCCGTCGTTTCCGCCTCAAAGAGCACTACGTGGTGGACGCGCTCAAGGCCCACTTCCAGGATACGCTCACCTTCCGCTGTGACAAGCCGGTAGAAGGCGGTTGTACCCGCTACCGCCCTGATATCCTCATTGATTTTGGCTCTCATGTCCTTATTGTGGAGATTGACGAGTTCCGTCACACGCACTATGTTTGCGAACAGAAGCGCATGGTGGACCTCTATGCGGACCTCGGAGCACGCACGACGATCTTCCTCCGCTTCAACCCCGACGGATACGAACTGGATGGAGTCCGATACCCCACCCCCTTTCCCGTCCAGGATTCAGGTGAGATGACAGTAGATGCCGAGGAAATGGAGGAACGCATGTATGAACTCATTCAGACCATTCTCTTCTACAAAGACCATGTTCCGGATGAACCCATTCTATATCATTACCTCTTCTATGGTGACCAGCCCCTGGAAGGAGACAGTGAGGAGGATGAGGATGAGGATAACTCCACGACAGGCATTTAAAACGTCTCATCTCCTCCCTTTTTAATTCCATGAGCGATAGCGCTTTTTTCAAGGTCAAGACCTCCAAGAGAAGCAATCCAGAGGCTCGTACCACGCTGGATGCGATTCATCAAAAAAAGGTCCAGACGATGATGGATGACCAGAAACAAGTAGACCAGTACAAAAAAGAACTAGAAACGCTCCGTCGTACGGTAGAGAGCACGACGTCAGATGTGGAACGATGGCGTTTAGAGAGAGAAGCCGAACAGATGGAGAAACGCATCAAAACCATTGAGAGTGGAACAGAACTCATGGATTATTATTTACGCACAGGAGACATCCTCTCCCAGTATTATGAAGTTCAAGACCAAATTCAACAAGGCACAGGGTCCTATCGTTCCAATAAAGCCAAACCAGGCTCCATTCTTGCTCTCTTGGAAGAAGTCGCACAAGAAGAGAAACGGACACAGACCCATGCGGATACCCCTTCTCTTACCTTGTCCTCTTCAAAGGAGACAGGTACGAAACCGAAGGAGGCGATAGCGAAACCAAAGGAGGCCACAGCAAAACCAAAGGAGCCCACAGCAAAACCAAAGGAGGCCACAGCAAAACCAAAGGAGGATACGCCTGGACTTCATCGTAACCAACTGTTGAATGAATACCTCCAACTAGAGGACCCCTCTATGGTGCGTTCCTCCAATGACCTCTATGATGACCCATGGACCATTTGTAGCAAATGTAACAGTGAAATGATTATGTGTTTGAACGAGGCAAACTTAACATGCTCCAAGTGTGGGTTTCAAGAGTTTATTTTGGTGGATTCTGACAAGCCCTCCTACAAGGACCCGCCCCGTGAAGTCTCGTATTATGCCTATAAGAAAATCAATCATTTTAATGAATGGCTCGCTCAATTCCAGGCCAAGGAGAGTACGGAGATTCCTCAGGAGATTTATGATGAAATCCTTGTTCAGCTCAAGAAAGAGCGAATTACCAACATGGGCTCTCTCAAACCTACCAAGTTACGTGAGATTCTCCGTAAGATGAAATGTTCCAAATACTATGAGCACATTCCGCATATTATCAATCGTCTGAATGGTCAGAATGCGCCCTTCATGTCCCGAGAAGACGAAGAGAAACTCCGCCATATGTTCCGAGAGATTCAGCCCTCCTTTAAGAATCATTGTCCAAAAGGTCGCAGGAATTTCCTGTCCTATGGCTATGTCTTGTACAAGTTTTGCGAACTCTTGGAGATGGACGAATACCTGGCATGTTTCCCCTTATTGAAGAATAGGGACAAACTGTATTTACAGGATAAGACATGGGAACTTATTTGTAAAGACATGGGATGGCAATACGTACGAACCACATTGTAACCCGTTTCTTTTCTCTGTCCAAACAAATGGCTTCTCTTGTTCCCTTTCCACTCCCTTTTCCGCTCTCCTCCGAACTCCTCTATGGATTTCTGATGAAGCAATTGAATGTGATGCTGACAACCTATTTTCAGAGGGTATGTACTCCCTATCTAACGGTCTATCCGGTCCCCTCCTCCAAACCCGCACCCCCACCCGCTGAGCCGGATGAAGAACGGGAACTGGACTTGCTCCAGATGGACCGGTTGTTGAAATGGATGGAGCTTGTGTTTGACCCAACCTTTCTACCGAACCGCACCCCATCCGTGGTGCCGGAGGAAACCCATCGTGCCTACAAGCAGGAATTGTTCAACATATATCGTACCCTCTGTTCCGATTATCAACAGTATCGGAACTGGAGACAATACAATCAAGGGCTCTGGCTGTTCTCCTCCTATCGTCGTCGGGACACGAAAGCACTGGCTCGCAAGTTGTTGAGCGATGTTCGGCTATTCAAGGAAGGGCTTCAGATCTTCTTTTTGATGGAGCATAAGTCACCCAGTCGTTCTCCTGAAAAGGATGTATCATCTTCTCACGGCGGAACCGTCCCTTCCCTTGTTCTATGACCATCTCTGCGATGATACGCTCGGAGTGGTGATTCACTTTTTAGGGGATGAGGAGAAAGCCGAATGGTGTCATGTGAATGAGCGGATGCGCGGTTTGGTGGTAGAGCATGACCCAACCTTTACCCTAATGGCTTGTCGGCGCTGTGGTAAATACGTGAAGCGCTGTTCTTGTCCGAGGAGGGAGGGACGATGGAAAAATCAGGTTGTATCTATCCTTGTGGTGGGGCTTTTGGTCATCATCATCTGGGTGATGGTGATGGCCATTGTGGCCTATCGGAGGGGGTGGAGTGGATGGTAGTGAGGGGACAATGAACCAGTTGGATACCGGAGCCTAGTCCTGTACTTTTAAAATTGTGCTCTCCTTCTTCCAAATCGCTCTGTGGCTCCATCACCTGCTCGGTCTGTCTTCCTCGGTCCTTTGCGGGGCATGCGCGAGCGTCGGAATGGAGCCGGAAGAATCCGATGGGGCCTGCGGCAGTGTTTCGGAACAGCAATAAGAAGTATTGGTTTGACTGTAAGGGGTGAAGACAAAGAAGGGGGAGATAGCCCGATGTGTGATGATTAGCCAGAGGGAGATGTATGGGGCGCATATCAGGGGTCTGGGCGGAGTGCCGCATGAGGTGGTGAAGCCGTGATCCAAGAGATGGAAGGTCCTGAGGGGAACTTTCAAAAATCGGGGAAAATGGTGAAACGGAGAACGAGGGGGTGTTTTGCTGTTTTTTTGTGATACAAAAAATGGATAGGGGTGGTTCAGATGTACCGTCTTATTACATTACGCTGGGAATCCAACGATTTTGAAGCCAAGTCCCAGCCCGGCGCCCTGGCGGCTGGTAACGCCCATGGACGGCGAGACAGCATCCAGAATGGCAAACACGACGGCAGCCAGAACACCCAGGGTAGCGACCTCATCCAGAGGGAGGGAGCGCTTCGGGATAAAGATGGCGGCAGCAGCCACGACCAGACCCTCAATCAGATACTTGATGACACGATTGACAATTTCGGCGAAACCGTAGCTCAACATTCGTTCTATATTCCTTCCCAAGAAAAAAACTCACACGTCTCCTTGTTACACCCTGCGAGTTTAAAGCCGTATGTCTTCTGCCCTTCCAGACCCCCTCTTCCTCTCTCTTACGACATGAGCAGTGACACCAAACCGAACACCGTAGTGGAGGATTTTCTGGACGAGGACACGGAGATTCCAGGTCAGCGTTTTGTCCTTCTCAGTTTCCTAAGCCCGGAGAAAGTCCTGGAGAAGAAGGACCTCTTTTTCTTTCAAAAGTTTCTCCATTCTTACGAGGTGGAGTGGAAGACAAAGAATCTGGAGAAGTATTTGGCGGAGACATTGGCCGGTATTAATTCTCAATTGGATGAACGGGTAAAGGAACTGGAGAAGGCCGACCAGTATGATGCTGCCGAGATTTGCCGTAAGAATCGTTTGTCGCTGGAGGATGTTATGTCAGGCTATCATGCGTTTGTTCAGAAGAATCGTTCGGAGATTCAAAAGACAACTCTGGCGGAGGCGTATGATGATTTCTTGTATGCGCAGAAGAGCAAGTTGGAGGAGGAGTTCTATGCGGCCAATGAGTTCCGTACGAGCATTCGTGGCGTGAAAATTCGTGGCGTCTTTGGTAATGTGAAGGAGGCAGAGATTAAGGCGAAGAAGCTTCAAAACAAGGACAAGTATCACAATATTTTCATGGCCGAAGTGGGTAAATGGACGCCATGGGACCCCAATCCGCATGAGGTGAAGGACCAGGAGTACAATAATGACCAGTTGAATACGTTGATGAAGAAGTATCGTGAAAATGAGGATTCGCGTGAGCAATTTTTTGAGCAACGTGCCAAGGGTTCAAAGCAGGTAGTTGGGGCGGCATCGGTCTCGTCTTCCTCTTCCTCTTCCTCTTCCTCTTCCTCTTCCTCTTCCTCTTCTGCGTCAGAGACCTATGGTGGTTTATTCAGTGGGCAAGGTGATTTGGCACTCCAGCGCAAGATGGAGAAGCCCTCCGTAGTGATTGAAAAGGTGGAGGAGGACTCAAAGGACGAGTAATCGCATGTTAGGGTGTTTTATCTATTTTATCATGGAGAACGGACCGTTCCTCATGATAGGATAGAGGGGCGTTGAACCCTTCCTACACGATTATAATCGCATACCAGGATAGTGTAAGGATGGTGTCCCGTACGGTTGGATTTTATGCCGTAAAAGTGTCTGCGATTTTTATTATGTCAGTAGTGTATTTTATTGTTGGCTCTGTACTTTCTGTCTTATTGAATGATGTGACGCCCTACACCAATCTCCATGAGATTTCCACGCCCGGATTGATGGGAATCCTTGGTGCGATTTTTGGCGCGATTGGCGTGGTGTATTACATGGTTCGTATTCTTATCAAACGGACACCCTTTTTCTTGGATGGTCTTTATGGATTCAAGTATTCCTTACTCCAAGAGGCAGCGGGAGGGATGATTATGGGTTATACCATGTATGCATATCTGGACCGTTTGAAGGATTTAATGGTAGAGTTCCGAAAGCGTATTCTCTCGGAAGAGCGAGAACTTATTGGGAAAACATCGGAGGATGTGCCGAACGAGTGAAGCGCTCCGCGCCCTTACGAGTCAGGTGCTCCGCGCCCTTACGAGTCAGGCCCTCCGCGCCCTTACGCATAGTATCCCTCAGAGGGTACATCTCCACCACCTGAATATAAGGGGACACAGGACTGAGAGGAACCGTCACAGAAGGTGCCCGCAGGGCATGGTTGGTCCCCGCCACCCGGAGAACGACAGACATAATCGGTATTGGGGTCTGGACGCCATACCGGAAGTTGGGCGGTTTGTCCCAATTGAGGAGCAGAGAGAACTTGATTGCGTGTCTCTTCCACTTCTGCTGCTGCATTCAAATCCTGAAATCCCGAAATCACATAATGAGGCTCCATCATAGAAAGCCAACGTACCACCGCAGGTAGGAGCATGATGATGGCGACAAGAAGGACAAACATGGCACCGAGGCCCATTGCTTTGGAACGCATGGGGAGGAAAGAAGTGTAATTCTAGAAATGAGATAGGTTTTTACTTGTTCTCGATATGGTCGGAGCGACACCAGCCATTCATACACCGTACGCCTTCCCAACCTCGTTGTCGGGGAATACAGGGAGGGAGGCCGATACCACAACGTTGAGGACCGTGTCCCTCCAATACAGGAGAGACAAATCCTTCCGTGGTCTGGATAATGTATCCGACCATGGCGGCAAGGAGGACGAGAAAGAGGACACCGATGGTGGAGCGTCGGAGGGTCATGATGGGATGAGATGATTCTGTTGAGAAGAAGAGAATTAGAACCGTTTCCGTACATTAATGGTTGGACCTCGTCTGCGAGTCATGTCCCGTGGGTCATATTGATTAATGTCCTCTTCTTCCTTGATACGTGCCATCATCTCCGACTGTCTCCAGAGTTCAGGAGCACCCAATTTGAAATCCCCATGAATCTCCGCCTTGTACCAGAAAATCATATCCTCCATTTTATTGCTCTGTGTGGTATTATTAATGACCAGGCATTCATAGTTTTGTGTACATTGGTCCATCATTTGACAGAAGAACTCAAATGAGGGAAATGCTGCACCATAATTCTCAAAGAGACGACGACGATTGTTCATATACGGTTCACGCAAAATGAACGTATAATCTACATTGGTACGAAGAGCCGGTTGAATGCCAAGGGGGAATTGCATGGTAATAATAAAAAATACCTTGAGATGACGACCATTCATGAACAGATATCGGATATTTTTATCATGTGTCCATGAATCATCATACATACAATCATCCAGAATCATGAACGCGCGGGGGTCCAAATTGGATTGAATTCCTTTTTCACGGTCTTGTTCCAGGCGTTGGGCGACTAGTTTCTGGCGTTTCACAAAATTGGCAAGAATCACAGGATTGTACTCTCCATGAATAAACATGGGTGGAACAATCTTTTTAAAGAAGCCGTTGGATTCCTCTGTTCCTGAAATGACACATCCCATGGGAATATTTTGATGATGAAAGAGAAGGTCACGTACGAGAGTGGATTTACCGGTACGGCGACGTCCGATAAACACAACCACCGCATCCTGAGGAACCGCCTTCATCGAAAACTTCCGGAGATTCACATTTAATCCACCTTGACTGGCCATTGTATGATTCTACTATCGGTATGAAATTGTAGGTGCGCTGGAGAGACACAGTGGGAAGTCTGAACTGGAAAGAGATGAAGACCGTATGGAAGTCTTTTCTGCGCGACGAATGTCGTTCCCGTGAAGTCACTGAAGAGGAACGTACGGCGCTTTCTCATTATCATCATCTTCAACGCCACTTTCCGGCCATGGAAGTATTTCGTATGCCTTCCTCTTCTTCCTCTTCTCCCTCTTCTTCTTCCTCTTCTTCCTTGGAACTTCCCTCCCGATATTATCTTACTCAATTTACCTCTTCGTTACCTTGCTCCTCTACCACACGAGAATGGACAGCTCTCCAGCATGATAGAGAGGGGAAGGAGCCTGACCGGCCTTGTTCGGTCTTTACAAAGGTGGTTCATTTGCTTCATCCGGTGGATTATCTTCGTCATGCTCCACCTGTACCCTCCCATCCTCTTCTCCCCTCATCCTCTCCCTCTCTCTGGAATAAAACTGTCACCAAACTCCATCATCGTCACAATCAAGCCTATGTGGATGCCGTCGCTAATTTTATCTTGAGCCGTTATCGCGAACAGGGATTGCTTCCCCATCTCGTCTTGTATTATGGGACCTATACTGGATTAAGCCAATCCTATCGTTATTGTCTTACAGGCGAATATGAAAGTTATCGCAGGTATCGTTGGTTTTGGGAGGGTATGAAAACACACCAATCTCGTTTGACGCTGGTACATCGTCATGAAGAAGATGTTCCAAAGGAAGAAAAAGCGTATCAAGAATGGCGCAAAGAGATGGTGGAGTGTCCCATAGAAGATGACCTCTATTCGGAAGGAGGTTCTTCCTCTTCTCGCTCTTCCTCTCGGTCGTCTTCTCTAACAGAGGAAGTGGATGCGGAAGAGCTAACGCCTCTTTCCGATATTGACCCTGATTTTCTACTTCCCGAACCACTCTATGAAATTGATACCATTGAAGAGACATCTCCCTTATCCAATTCCAAAGAGTCAGAGGAGTCAGAAGAGAAGTTAGAAAAGGAACAAGAGTCAGAGGAGTCGGAAGAGGAGGAGTTAGAGGAACAAGAGTCAGAGAAGTCGGAAGAGGAGGAAGCCGAATGGATGGAAGAGACGGAGATTTTTTTAGAGATTCCTCATTTCCCTGTTCTGATGATTCTTCAGGAGAAACAAGAGGGTTCCATGGACCAACTTCTTGAGGAAGAGGCACTGGATGGGTATCCGTGTGGTTCGCCGGAATGGGAAAAACGATGGGTCGCATGGCTCTTTCAAGTCGTGGCCACACTTACTTTTTTACAAGAAGCACTGTCTTTTACCCATAACGACCTTCATACCAATAATATTTTATGGCGTGCGACCGATAAACCCTATTTATATTATCGTCTGAAAGGCAAGAAGGGTGTATGGAGAGTCCCCACCTATGGTAAAATCTTTAGTTTGATTGATTTTGGCCGTTCCATCTTTCGTGTAGGTAAACATCAGTGGATTTCGGATGACCATTGGCCTAATGAAGATGCCGCCGGTCAGTATAATTTTGGCCCTTTTTATGACAAGAAACAGCCAAAAGTAGATCCGAACCCCTCCTTTGATTTATGTCGGTTGGCCGTCAGTTTGCTTTCTGGATTGTATCCGGTATCTCCTCCGCCTCTAAAGAAGGGAAAGCACGTCGGTACCCTTAGTGAAGAAGGCTCATGGAAAGTGTATGAAACATGTTCTCCTCTGTATAACCTTTTATGGCGATGGACCGTAGATGATGCGGGACGAACCGTGTATGAAAACCGACATGGTGAAGAGCGTTATGATGGATTTGACTTATATATTCACATCGCCCATCATGTTCATGGAGCAGTTCCAAAGGAGCAACTTCATCAAGGTGTATTTCAGGCTTTTCTCTGGAAACAACCCGTACCCTTAGGAGAAAGCATCTATGGGTTGGATGCGTAGCTCATTCTCTTCCCTTCATCCATTCATTCTTATCTGACTGTGCTTCAGCAAGATAAGACGGAACAAAAGAACCGTCATTTAGGAATCAGCTTGACAGCATGGGGTAGTGGCCAGTGGCTCGCAAGGGCATCCATTGCTTACTTCTACGCAACCCGTATCTTTCTTTTTATAGAAAGGCATGTTTCCTGTACGCACAGTATGGATGATGGATTGGTCATAAATGCCCAGTCGTGGCGCATATCCTGTTTGGCTAGGAGAGCCCTGAATGCGTCGTTGAAAGTCACCCGCTTCTACACGCATTTTACGACGCTGAGTCAGAAGGGAACTATCGTAGATGGTAGGAGACATCGTTCTATGAAGAATGAATAATTTTCAGAGGCTGTCTTTGTCAGAATCCCCTTATCAGTCGCGGAGGGCCTACTTGAAGGTCAATCTCATTGGCAGAGGACTGACTTGTACTGTCTCCCCCTGGTAAAGAGGGTAATTCCATGGGTGGGAAAAAGTCAGGCATAACCACACCCGTAAAAGCAACCAAGATGCTTCCACTAATAAAGTCCTGGAGGCTCTGAATCGTACGATACGGTTTGTCCTTGTATTTGCTTCCAATGTATCCAAGTAGGGTAAAGAGTAACCCACCCACTACAATCCATGGAAACCAAACTGGTGTCATTATTATTCCATTCATGTGGAAAAAACGCACACACTTTAACCACACTAGGAGAGTTCTTCGTAATCCTCTTTGTCCATTGCACTGGCTGGACCGTCTAACTCAAGTATATCCACATCTTCTTCGTCTAATGGGGTTCCCTCTTTGTCTAGAATATCCAACTCGTCTGTATCACTCTCTTTTGGGTCATAAATCAATTCAGAATCGGCCGGATCGCCTAAGCCAAAGATAGTATCAAATTGTCCAAAACGAACAGATGGTTTCTCTTCCAGATGAATGGTGGGGAGAGAAGCAGGAGGGTCTGAAAGTGCCGGAGGCTCAAGAACGGGAAGGGTGGGGAGAGCGGGAAGAGGAGGAAGAGGAGGAGGGGTGGGAAGAGCAGG